AAGCCTGTTCGTGATGCTTGTGCTAAGCAGGTCAATCTGTTCGCGTGCTTCGCGCAGCCTCTCAATCATATCTTCATCAAGAACGCCGCCCATTGCATCTAGTTCTGTCGCCGCGTCACGTGCCGCCTTGCCGCCGTCAGCAAAAACAGGCGCAAGCAAAGATGCGTCTGACGCTAATGCCTCAAGATAAAACGTGGTCTCCTGTGCTGTTGCGCCGGTCTGTTCCAGCGCGCTAATGATAGTTTGTAATGCTTGGCTGGATGACATCCGCTGTAGCTGTTCAATCGTCAATCCAACCTTCGGTGCGACCTGTTCCATGAAGTCAAGCAAGGGTCCGCCGCCTGTAACAGCAAAATCTCCAATCCGGTCTGACACATCTTTAAGGATATCTGCAAGCTGGTCATTGTTTATTCCGACCTGTCTTGTCGCAAATGCAAGCCGTTGAAACTCCTCAACACCTATCTGGGCCTTGTCAGCCATCACGCCAAGCTCAATAGCTGCGTTTGCCATGCCTTGTATTGCGTTAATGGAGAAAGCCGCCGCAAGCGCTGGGCCTAGTCTGCGCGCAGCTGTCCCGATAACATCAAAAGAGCGGCTTGTCTGAGATAGGTTGCGCTGCGACTGCTTTGAAAAACGCTCGATGCGCCGCTGGGCCGCGTTGATGCTCTTGTTAAGTTCGCGGACGTTCGCACCGATAATAATGTTAAGATCTTCTGATGTTGCCATTGTTATCGACCTCTGCAACCAGTGCTTTATATTGTTCTGCCGTCATCGCATCAGAGCCGGCCTTTTTAGGGCTGTGTGACTCGTTCCAACCTTCGAAAACCAAGAACATATCCAGTGGTATCATAGCACGAATGTCATGCGGTTTTAAGCCTGCAATTATTCCTGTTTTGATCGCCTGTCGAACGTCTAGTCTGCCTTCGTTTTTTGGCTCGTTTCTGTCTCTAAATCGTCTTTTTTTTTATCTGCCTGTTCTGCTACTTGCGGAAGAAATGCGCTCCCCAAGCAAGCCTGCGCAATCTGGTAAAAGCGCAGCAAGTCAGCCGGTGTTGCGCTGTCCACGATCTTGTCCGCTTCCCAATGCTTCATGCCGCCACCAACCAAGCCAAGCGCGATCAGGTCTCTGACTTCGGTTGATGTGGGTTTCTTGCCTGCCTCGAAAAAACCAGCCCAGACATCAAAAATGCCACGATGCTTGTCCTCGAACCGCTCGATCTCGCCGTTTCGCAAAAGCAGCACGCACTGGCGATCGTTGATTGTCTCGATTAGACCGCCGCGTGGTGCTTCGTTTACAATGCTCATGCTGCTGTGAACGTGACTGTGCCTGTTGACTCAAGACTGATGCTGTATGTCACGCCGCCTTCTGTCTCGCCGCCAAACTCAACCGATGCGATACGAAAAGCGCCTGCGTATGTCCCAAAGTCTGGCACGACGATTTCGAAGTTTGCTTGATTGTCATTCTGCATCACAACGGTATTCATGCGCGCTTCTGTGGTTGAATCTTCGAAAAACCCATCACCTGAAACAGACACGTTTTTCAAGCCAGCAAGTGTCTCTGTCCAAAGAGCGCCTTCTGGTGTCGCGCAGTCTGGCGTTGTGACGTCAATTGACGTGTTGTTGATTGTAAGTGTCTTGCTGTTTAATCCGCAGAGGTTGCTGAAAGCTTCCGATGATTCGCCGTCGCCGATCTTGATAAGCAGGGCGCGTCCTAATTGCTTTGCCATTTTGTTACTCCAATTTTAACGGGATGCCCAAACCCAAAAATCAGGCGGTTTCTTCAAGCATAGCCTGAAAAGCAATAACAGCCGTGTGACCTCGGCCGTCTGTTTCTCTGTCAACATTATACGTCAAATATATCATCTCAACAATGTTAAATCCTGCAACATTTATCGAGCCTTCTTGCCTGTGCAGCGCCTCTCTGACTGCTTCTGCAATCTGTGTAGCCTCTACGCGACCTGATGCGGATCTGCTATGCGCCTCGAAAGAAAGCGCTATCTGTGTGCCTTCGATTGTGTCGGTGTCAAAAGCCCTAGATGTAATGTCGTTAAATCTCAGATAAGGAAATGTGACATTTTGTGGTGGTTCGTCGTAAATCCGATTGCTTACCAGATCCGTTACGCCGGTGTTAGCCCTGAGCGTCTGTAGAACTGCCTTTTGTAGCGCAAGAGCAAATCCGTCAGCCATTTTCAAACTCCTTTAGAGCCTTGCGGATTGCTGTTCTCATGCGCCGCTGGAATCTGGGTCCGTGAACATTGACCGCGCCCTGCTGGTAGTACGCACCTTCGGTTGTTCCGGTGTCTGGCGTGCTGCCTTTGATCCGCGAGCCTGTGCCCTTGCGCGATATCTTGCGCCCGTATTCCACAGACAAAGCCTTGATGATGTCGTCTTTATTGTCGGGAGCGAAGTTTACAAAGCCAAGCGTGGCGTTGTTTTTCGTGATGATCTGGTAATTGATCCAGCTTTTCAACTGGCCTGACGCAACAGGGACAAGCGTGCGTGCAGTTGCTGCGATTGCTGCGCTAGTCTTGCGAACGTCCTTGTCTAGCTTCTTCAGCGTTTTATCTGGAAGCGCGTCAAGGTTGTTTCTCAGCTTTTCTAGTCCCTCGATCTTGTGTGACATCCTCATGAGGCGCGCCCTTCTTCGCAAACAAACTCAAGAACGCGATCTTTGCTGTCTACCTGTATCACTGAGAGAATCGCCCACGTTTTACTGCGGCATATGATGCGATCTGCATTGGTTATGGTGGATGTTACGCTGTCTGATCTCATTCGAAGCGTGGCTGTGCTTCTGTCGAGTAACGCGCCAGATGTAATCTTTTCCTTGCCGGTCTTCTCGCGAAAGTCACCAGAGCGATAAGCAAGCGTTGACCATCCTGTGTACACGTTTCCGTAATCATCCGTTGCCGATTCTGACAAACGCTGGATCTCGATGCGATCGCGATATAACCCTGCCTTAACCATACCAACACGCCCTTTCCATGTTCAACATGGCATGATAACCGTACGGAACCTCTTGAAGCGCGTCCATCTGTGCGGTTTCGCGGTTTTCGTACAGATATGAAACAAGCATGAGAAGCGCGTGTTTAACTACAGCTGGAACGTCTGCTGCTGTATCGCCGTACCCAATTTCATATTCTATTTTGATGCTGTCTGATCGCTGCTGTGATGTTGGCCAGTCGAATCCAGTTTTGGGCTTGATGACTGTGGCCGTTGCTGTCCCGAATACATCATAATTATTGTAATCATCGTCCTGTAAAACGCCGTCTAGATCGTAATATTTGACAGCCGTGACAGCTTGAACAGGCCCAAGAATAAGTGTGACATCTGTCGGATTAGGTGCGACCCACTGGCCCCACTTCTGTGTAATCATGGCTTTCCCAAGCGCGCCTGTAACATCCGTGTAAGATATGGCCACGTCAATCAGCCGCTCGATAATCGTGTCATCGTCGGTGTGTTCAACACGCATCTGCGCTTTTGCTTCAGCAAGCGTAATCGGCTCAACCGCTGGTGCGTCGATTAATTCGAGGCTGTGCTGACAGCTTAGCGGCTTGGCCATGATATCAATCTCCGGTCAAAATTGCTTTGCGTGATCTGCGCTTTGGTGTAGCGCGCTCAACTTTGCTTTCTTCTACAGGCTCTGCAATGCCTGCCTTGATAAATCTAATTGCTTCGGCTTCGTTACAGTCAATCACGTCACCAACATTGTGTGAAAAATCGATGCCAGCCATTGATGTGTTTAGTCTTACTTTTGGCATTATACTTGCCTCCGGTGAAATCGGCAGGGCCGCAATTGACCCTGCCGCACTTAATTAAGACGCAGCAAGCGCGAGGTGCTTGATTGCGTTTACGTTTGATAGGACGCCGTCGAAACGGATATATCCGAGGATACCAAAGTCAGGTGCAAAACGCTCACGTGCAACGTAGATGCTTGGTGCGCCTACCTTACGAACGTAGAACTTAGACATGTCACCAAAGAGCATAATCTTGCTGTCTACACCGTCACCGATGCCCGCCATGTCTTGGTTTACAACAACGTTATATCCGAGCAGGTTTTGTGGGATTCCTGCCTGATAGTTGCCCATCGCCCAGAGATAATTGCCATGACCATCCTTAAGCTTGCGAACAGCTGCCAATGTGCTATCTGACATCATGATCGCTGTGTTCGGTGCAGAGCGGTACGCAGGGTCCACGCTGTGAATGAAGTCGAGAATTTCGTCAGCTGTGATGGCTGAAGAAGAAGATGCGACCTTGCCCTCGGCAGCGTTCGTGACAATGCCCTCAACATCTGAATTTCCAGAGCCGGTTGTCAACTTGCTGTTCGCGATACGACCGAGACGCTCACCGATTAGTTCACCAAGCAGCTGCTCCATGTTGAAGACTGAGTCAACATTCAATTCTGCTGACCAACGAACCCACTCACTGTTGAAAGCAAATGCGTTAAGTGTCTTCTGGCCGAATGTAACGTCCTTGCCGTTATTATCTGTGACTGTGCCGCCTTCTGTATGTGCAACTGCTGTTACGGCTGTGTCATCAACGGTTGGGATGTTGAACGTACGACCGTCTGTGCTGTTAATCACAGTGAAGAAGTCGTTGCCGTACATCGGGCCGGTAGCGATCATCGCCTTTTCGATAAAGGTTGCAAGCTCGGTTGGAACAGTGAAACCACCAGCTGTTGTCGACCCAGCTGTTTGTGCGCGATGCTCCATAAGAACTGCGCGCTCTTCTGGTGACACGTGTGACTCGCCGCCATTTGCGATCATTGAATAAAACGCCGTGCGGTAATCGACTGTGTGGCCTGCGTCTATAGCGAAAGATGAGCGCTCATCTGCCATTGGACGACGTGAAAGATCAACATCAGATGCCATAGAAAGCGCCTTGTCGAGCTTTTCTTGACGTGCAACACGCTGTGAAAGCGCATCATGGTCTGCCATCATAGCGTCGAACTCACGCTCAATTTCTGCTGCGCGAGACTCATCGGTCTTGTCAGTGATTTCTTCTAATTTTGCGCGGGCATTTGTGGCGATGTTTGCCATTTTCTCCCGCAATTCACGAATATCAGCCATGTTTGGCCTCCTGTCAATTTTGCGGTTGCCCAAGCCGCGAAAAATGGGCTTTAGCGGGAGTCTCCGCTACTGGTAAGCAGTCGTGTCATCATTCGAATCTTTCTGACAGACTGGCTTGTCTTTTTAGGCATAGAACGCAAGCCGATCTCAGTTGCGTTGTATGCTGGCGTTGTAACTATACTCACATCGTAAAGCTGTGCTTCCTCAATGGTGCGCGTGGGCATTGCCTGATCTTCGTCCCAGCTCTGACGGACAGGGACAAAAGCAAAACTCATCTTGTCGAGATCGCCGCGCTTCATCTTCGGGACAATAGACTGAACGTCTGGATCGCTCATGTCCAGCATGGCTTCCATGTACAGGCCGCGATCGTCCTCACGTAATGTAAGAGTGCCGGATCTTGTGCGCGCTAGAGGCAAGCCGTCATGGTTGATCAGAAATACAACATCGTCGCGACCAATAGCATTAGAAAAAGCGCCGCGTGCAATCCTCTCGTTAAACATGCCGCCGATATTTGTTTCCTCGTCAAATACAGCCGCGTAACCGGCGACACGAACCATTTTTGACCCGTGCTCTGCACGAACCTCAACATGAGAAGCCGGTCTATACTCGCGCTTTTCGTCCTTGTCGTAGCTGTACCCAGCCTCGTCAATTTCTGGCTGATCGTCGTCGTACATTTCAGACTTGCCAAAGACAATAATGATCTCGTCGTCCGTTTCGGTGACAGACTTGATGTGACGGTTTTCCGCGTCGGGTTTACTAGAATTTTCCGTCACTTGATGATCCTCCGGTATAGCAGGCTCAAACTCCAAAACAGTGAAGTCGTTTCTGGCCAGCCATTCCAACGCGTCGTCCTCACTGTACATATCCGCATCGAAACGTATGGCTTGAACGTCAACACTGCCATCCGAATATATACCAAAAATAAAATCTATACCACTCCCGCCTTGATCGTTGACCCTCGAAAAGTTCTCAAACAGGTCAGGATCTTTTATTCTGGCCGCGTGCTCTCCGTAATATGGCCGCGTTTCTGCGCGCTCATCATCTTGGTCAACAAGAAGCGCAGCCCAGTCTTGCCCCGCTGTCCCGCCCCAAAGTTTCCAAGCAATGGTAAAAGCGTTTGGGCCTCCGTCGGATTCAGTCTTGCCGTAAAACTCGTCAAAGTTTGCGCCGTGTCGTGCAAAAAACGAGTGCATCCGCCTGACTGTATCCATCGAAAGGTCGCGCCGGTTCATTATATCCCGTGCGCGTGCAACACCAACAGCTGTACCGCCGCGTCCATACTCGCGACGCAGCTCTAATCCCTGTCGCGCCTGATCTGCCATTTCTAAATTAGGAATCGGCATCTGATTGACTCCTGATAGGTACTGTTGCGCCTTGGATCATAAGATCGTCACCGGCTGGCATAGGCGGTAGGTTTTCAGCGTCACGAACTTCATTCGGAGTTCTAATGCCGTTCTGAATAGATGCCGCATGCGCGTCCATGCGTGTCTTAAAGTCGCCGCGCAAAAGGCCATCCACGTTAAATTCAATATACCTGTTAGAATTGCGAGGAAACAGCTTCAAGTTTAATTCTTGCTCGGTCTGCTCGATCCACCGCTTAAGAGTGTGCTTCACAAAATGCAAATCTTGCTGCTCTGTGTTGCTATAAGTGCCGTTAGTCAGATCCTGCAAAAAAACAGGTGGCAACGAATAAATGCGTGCGATCTGCTCGATGCTGAATCGCTGCAACTCAAGCAGCTGCATCTGCTCTGGATTAAATCCGAACGTCTTGATCTCATGACCGACAGGCAAAGCCATGACAGACTTGCCTTCGTTACTCATCTTGACCATCGTTTTCGCGATATCGTCACTGGCGCGAACAGCTGATGCGCCCGACTGAAACGGACCTTGTATAACAGCTGGAGGTATTCCACCGGATTGGAACGCCTTAGACCCATACCGCGATGCAGCAATAGCCATCCCGATCGCGTCCTTGTTCGCAGCGATAGGACCACGCACATCAAGCTGGTTTGCTTTTATCATAAATGAGATGTCGATAACGTCACGCGCCGCGTAACTGTTGCCAAGATACCGATAAATCTTGGTCATCCTGTCGCCTGTACGAATGCGGTCAACCCGCGTGTGTGCTGGATCCAGTGGCCAAAGATTTACGACTTGATTAGAGTCGTTGCGCTCAATGTATGTCACGCAGCGGCCGCCTGTAAGAACCTGCTCGAACATATACTTGCGCCATTCAAACGAAGACATCTCGTCATTTACAGCGTCGTGCAAGATGCGCGCTAAGTTGTTGCTTAGTTTGCGCCGTCCATTTCTGTTGCGCTCGTAGACATGCAAAGGAAGGCCAGCAAGCGTTCCAGCAATAAAATTCACCGCCGACCACACAGCCGGAACACCAAGCGCAGACTCGGTATTCACAACAACACCAGCTGTAGAAGTCGTGTCGCCCCAGCCCATGACCTGCAAAAAATCAGCTTGCGAAACAGGCGCAGTCGGGTTTTCTAGGTTGCGCGTCTCCGCATCATCCTGTTTTTTCGATATAAAATCCATCAACCCCATTGTGCGCTCCGAATGTTTGTGTCGATTGTATCATAAAACGGTTGACAAGGAAAATGATTCATCTTCCCAAGCGCTGACAATCTGCGTCTCAGCGTTTTTCGACTCAGAACCAAGCGCCATACAAAGCGCAATTATGCCGTCAATCTTGCCAGACGATTTCGGCTTGTGAAGCTTTCTGTTTCCCGCAGGATCTGACTGCACGACAGCGTTCGCTGCGCACATGTTCAAGATCGGGTTGTCACCGTGCCTTATCTTCCGCTCTGCAACGAGACGCTCGAGCCTGTCGACAGCTGGTGACATGTCACGAAAGCCCTGTCCAAACTCAGACATAGGAACATCTGCGCCTATTGCATCTAGTTCTCGTTTAAAATCGTTAATTCGCCATCGGTCGTATGCCAGCGACTCGATCCGATAATCCCTGTGTGCGTCTGCAACATGCTGGGCAACAACTGACGGAACAATGACAGGGCCATCAATCAACGTCAG